GGGATAAGTTACCTCGCTGTATGTCTTCGGAAAGTGCGGAAAGACCTATAAATTCTCCATCTTTATCAAACCCTGCTTTTCTCGGTTCACCTACATAATTAGCGAGACCTGCATCAACATCTGCCTGTGTTGCCTGTATATTTCTACTATCGCCCAATAGGTCGATCATGCCGTCACCCAACCGTTGCGGTGGCAGGGTGATTGTTTCAGTCATCCCCGCCTTAGATGCATCTTCTATTATATTTCCATCTTTGTCTTTGGCGTAAATAGGCGTTCCTTTGCCCGCAGGTAAGACAGTAGCACCAAGAATTGCATCTTCATCAAATCGCTGAGAACTTAAATCAGTTCCCCCAAAGTAACCATTACCAACATCAAGGTTATCCCTAAGTTCATTCTTATATTCTGACGGGACTTGATCATTTTTATCTATCTTAGCAAATAGCTCTTTATTTAAGGCAGGTAGCACTAAAGTTTTTTGAGCTGCGGATGAAGCAGCTGAACCACCTCTTCCGTCAGCAATCTTTTCTACCTTTTCGATTACCTTCCCATCGGGTCCTACTAATTCAACCTGAACTTTGTTATAATCATAATTATTGTATTGCCTTCCAAATTTATCTTTCGCTTTTGGTTTTCCGTCCGCATCTAAAACCTTAGTTCTGATTGTATAATTAGGAGCAGGTTTAAATCCTGATATTATCCGACCTTTATCATCATAGGTTACTTCTTGCTCCTCTCCTCCTGTTGTACTGCCAAGCAAGGTTTGCTTGAGAACATCAGTATCAGTTTGTGCTGTCTTTTTACGAACATTCTCTTCAAGCGGGAGAAGGGATTCAAGCGAACCTGTATTCTGAAAGTCTCCTGTACCCGTAAGTAGCTCGACCTGAGCTTTAAGAGCATCTGCCATGCCCTCGCCGTAGGTTGGTTGCCGAGGCATATTGTAAGTTTGACTTGATCCGCACATAATTAGTGTCTCCTAGATTTTTGGTAAGTTTTTGAAAAAAATGTTAGTAGGCCACACGGGCTCAAAACCGAAATGTTCCATATGTTTGTGGTAAGGGCTGTGCGAATTACATGCGATAAACGCTTGGTTCACGCCCTTCTCGGATAACATGCTTTCCTGTATTTGATTTAGAATTAAAGAGTCTTTAGCACCGACTTTCTTGGAGTGGTGCCATAGCAAGACCATCGGGACTTCGCATAAGTTCCAACCGCCCACTATGTCATCGCCTTTGATAACTGCATGGGTCGGCATCTTCATGTTGTCGTTATCCTCTTCTGCTAATTTAGACACTAGCTGAAATGTTTTAGGGTCGTTAATCTTAATTACTTTGGGAAGGTTGCTCATATTATTCTGCGGTCAAATACTCCTCTGCATCGGAAGCACTTACTGTGCTTCCTAGGTTTACACGGACCCAGTTTGTACCATCATCAACGGCCAAGCATGGGTTGCCTCCGTCTCCGTTACTTACAAACACCAAGCGACCACTTGTGCCATTGGCTGGTAATTCAGAAACGGTAAAATTCTCCAGGGTGATTGATGTGGAATCTATTGAAGGTACCGTAACAGTTGGTTCTCCAAGTTGATTCAAATTACTTGGATTTAGTTCAACCCCTGTGTTGAAGGTCACAGCCCTGGTAACTGTTGCAGGTTACGGCCATCAGGCAATCTCCTTTCTGCCACCTAGTTGATTAACGGCTCCGCGAACCGTTAGATGGCGAATGACAGGGTTACCAGCAGAGATGTTTACTTCTACAGAAGAGGAGTAACCTCTTACCCTGGATCCGAAACGAAACAATGAATCTTCTGATCCTGTGGCTGTATGGGTTAAAACTTGGGTAGGGCCAGAATCTGGATCCTTGGTTTCAAAATTTACTGTGAAGCTATCGTTATTGGTAGTGGTTACCGCCATCTGTCCACCCTTCCAATGTTTCACTCCACGATCACCAAATGTAAAGCTACGGGTTTTTAACTTCCCAGTTATCGCTGTTGTCCCACTTTCCGAGCTACTCCCTACCTGTCTACCTGAATCATCTACCGTCAAACCTGACCCTGTATATTGATACCATCCTGTTGAATTTGTAAGGAAAAGTTCTCGTCTCTGAGGATTCGACCCGAAAGGTAATTCAACCATATCGTCGATCTGAAAACCGATTGGGAAATTATCGATAGATTCAAAGGCATTATTTAGGATATTGTAGACAAAGATTTTATTGTTGGTGGTTGATGATCCTGTAGGTACCGCAAAGTAAACTTTATTTTCATGTACCTTGCTTACCGCCTTGGAAGCGGCTGAAAGGTTCACTGTCTTGAATTGGTCCTCTACAGATTCAGTAAGTGGTTTTGCTTCACCACTAACTTTTGAAATGGCAACCCCTAGACCTTTAGCTGGGTCCAAGCCTTGTTGTAAGACCATGATTCCACGGTCTGAAAGGAAATATATTTGTGGTCCAGAATTAACGATAGACCTTCGGGCAATGCATCCAAACTCCCTGGTAATTTCAAAGACAGATGAACTGTCAATATTTGCAACATCTGTTATGAGGGAAATAGATTTTTCCATAAACACGATGAGCTGGTTTTCGAGGTATGGATGAAAAGCAACTAGCTCATCCGCACTTCCGCGATTTATCCGAAAGGTCGATGTGGTAGCGAATTGGTTGTCATCCAGAATATCTGAAAAGGTAAGTGAATACCTACTGTCAGTTGGTAGTGGAGTAACAATTCGGTTACGGAAACTTAGTCCAAATTCTACACTCGGCATAGCTATTCCAGCACTTGGGTTTGTGGCTGTACTGGTTTTTACCACAAAGTCATTTGATTGGTTGCCGTCCCATTCTAAGGGTCGTTTGGAGTTTCCACGAAACAGTATGAGTTTGGTGAAAGATTGTAATAAGGATGAGTTGTCGCCTGAAGCGACAACTTCACCGCCAGGATAATCAATGTCTATGCCGCTCCCATTTGATGAATTGTAAAGGATCAGTTTTGAACGAGTGGCAAAGGCCAAGTATTCCTCGCCTGTCCCTGGGTCCTTATAACTAGTGGAACAAAATATCTGCTCCGTACCTGCATTGTAAGAAAGGGTAACGGATCCGCCTTTGAAGGATAGCCCTTCTCTAAGAGTAGCCTTGTCACCATCCAGCCTCATGTTTTCAGAGTTGCTTACCAGGCCCTCTGTGAGAGTTGTGGGTTCCAGGAAGGAATTTATTCCACGAAAAGATCCATCCCCATCCTCCAGGATTTGGTCATCTAATCTGCCAAACGAACGGTACCTCATTTATCATCACGCAAGGCATGGTAGATTTTGATACCCAAAAAGCAGATGGTAAATAGCCCCGCTAAAATTCCTACATATTCATGAAGTTTGCCTGACACGGTAGCCAGGGTTCCTCCGATTCCGTAAACAGTAACTCGATCAATCATAAGCAGCAGTCGAGGATCAAGATGGTTATAATGATTCCAACAAAGAGGGTTATCATCTTTCCTCGCTTGGTTAAGGATTTGTATTTGTCGGCAAGTAGTTTGAAATTTTTCATGACTTTGAACTTGGACGGACTGGAAATGGTGGATTAGTAAGTCCCTTTCGCACTTCAGATTTAGAGCACCTTCTTGCTACGAAAATGGGAATGGTTAAATAGACCCCAAGGATGCAAGCGGCTCCAATGAGTATCCGCTTGATGTAAGTGGTAAATTCTTCAAAGCCTGATGCGTGTTCCCGCATCTTTGCATGAACAATTCCTTCCACATCACCGTGGGTAATAGCTTCTACCAATTCTTCATTTTCATCAGTAAGCTCGTAGATCTTTCCACCAGCATACCCTACCCCTGCTCCCAGTGCTGCTCCACCTGGTCCACCTATGGACCCTACTGCTGCTCCTGAAATAGTCGCAGCAGGTGTCGCTAAGTTACGAAGACTGCAACCAGTGAGAAAAAGAAAAGCCAGTAGCACATAAATCATTACTGCCCTGTAGCGTCACGATCAAACTGTGCTAGGGTCGCGTCAGATGATCCTGCGGTAGTCTCAGCCACATAGATTTTCTTGGTGTCAGTAGCAAAGTATAACTCACCTTGCACACACTCCTTCTTAAACTTTGACTTGTTCGCATCTGTCCCCGTCTTCACCGCAATGGTAAAGTCCTTCTTGTGCAATTTATTGAGTGCCATGACTACTTAGCTTGCTGTTCCAGCACCGATACAAGGAGAGGATGGACGAAGGCGGTAATCGCCTGTCGAAGAGTCTACGAATTGTGGGTCTGTCTCATATAAAAAATCCGTAGCACCACTCAATGGACTCCCTGTAGTATACGCTGTATCATTAAGACAGCAGTTTTTTATAACAGATGGACTCCATGATCCGATTGTTACGGCATAAGTAGACTTTCCTATAAGTATAGAATTTTTAAACTCACCTGCCCCACTAGAAGATAATCCCACATCAGCAGAGTTTGCATTCATCAGCAGAGTTGAACTTCTAACATTAAGAGTAGATGGAGTGCTTCCCTGTCTCGTCAAAGAAGTAGTATATCCTGATCCACTCCCAAAAATTATTATAGAATTTTCTATAGTGAATGTTTTATTATTGCTGTTATTCGCAAGAAAACCCCGTGATGTGGCTACATTTACACCCGAGTCAATTATGCATCCATCGATAACCATATCTGATTCGCAAGCGATGACACCAAGTCCAAAACTTGTAGAATCATTTACGACTTTTATAGTCTCTAATCGAAAAGTACCTGTAGTTGCATTACAATCAATGGAATTACCTGTTGATGTATTCCGTAAAATAGCGGCAGTAGAAGCACCTACAATAGTTAAACCTGTTGTAGTAAATTCTATTTCACCTACACTATGTGTCCCATCTTTCACCGCTATTTGCCCATCATTACTGACAGCGGCTAATGCCTCTGCGATTGTGTTGTAAGGTTCTGCGAATGTTCCTGACTCGGTTCCCGAATGGGCAGAGTCGAACCATATTGCATTAGGATATTTTGCTTGTACTGAAGAATTACTCATTTTTTATTTATTTAAGAGATTGAACCACCTGAAATTAAAAGTGGTGATGGATTAGCCCCAATATCGGGAAAGTTAAAACCTTGTCTGATTGGAAGCCCGTTGGCTCCTTTGGTGTCGGTATCTCCGCTGATTACTGAGTAAGTAGTGCCATCTGTATCGACCGCCTCTATATCAGGCTCTGTGCCGTCAGATTGAATACTAAACCCTTTAGCCAATGCGAGCCGGGATGAAGGTGTATTAACAAAAACATTTGCACCATCCTTCGTTAAAAACTCCAAGTTGCCATCCGCATCGGTGATAACCATGAGGGATTGAGAGGGATTATCTATAACCTTTAACGATTGATTGGGAAACGCTCCGATATGTGGATTGTCTGTGCCTCGTAAATTTTCGTCTGTAATTGGAACTGTCTGAAACGAGCAGGTTCCATCTCCGTCTTCCCGCAAGAATTTAGTAGCACCTGTTTCGCCTGTGGAGGTAACCTGTGTACCATCGACTGATCCGCTAGGTAAATTCGTTAATTGCGATCCGTCTACCGCAGGTAGCTTGGCAGTTCCGTCCAATTGAACCACATTGCTTGCCGAAGTCCCTACATCTTGCGATGCCGCTGTACCAAGATCACCAGGCTGAGTAGCACTATCTGCTAATGCTCCCTGTGCCGCAGTTGCGTAGTCGGAACTTGCTGTGGTAGCCGCTGTGCCGAGTCCTAGGTTTGTGCGGGCAGTTCCTGCATTATTTAAATCTGAGAGATTACTTGTGATCGCCAACTTTGTTGCATCAGTGCCTGAGACATTTGTTAGTTGTGATCCATCGACTGCGGGTAGTCCTGTGGAATCTAATTCAACTACATTACCGTTAGATGTTCCCACATCTTTAGTAGCTGCGGTACCCAGACCACTAACATCAGTATTACTTAAAGTTACTGCACCTGTCCTTCCTGCTACACTTTGCACAGGTGCGGCTCCCATTAAATTTGTTACCGTCACCTTCTTCGTTGTTGGTGTTCCACTAACATCTGTAATGGGTAAAATATCTGCCCCTGCTGGTGTTGCCCCAAGTGCTGTTAAATCGCTGATTTTCTTATTTGCCATTGTTTGTTTCTCCTACTCGTCAAATGCTAAATACTGCCCTGCCTCTGTTCTTAAAAATTCACCTATCTCTGTTCGTAGAACACCATCGACAACTGGACCAACAATTGAGTCAATTGTTGCATCGATTCCAAGTATGATCCCTAGTTGAGGCATTACTTTTTGTAGAGAATTGCTGCCCCTGAAGCCAAAGTAACCGAGGTGAGATTAGTAATGTACAATACCTGACCCTGGGAAAATACCGTAGCATCACTAACGAGAGCTGAAGAGTTTTCCAATGGTCCTGTAATTGCTGAAAGAACTGAATCTTCCGTAAACTGAATGGCTGTGAAGTCTCCAGTGTGAGCTGCTGTGTCGTTGATATATTTTGCCCCACCTGCTCCCATGGAGTTAAGTACATTGATTGATGAAAGTCCCATGATTAAATGACGGTTTGGTGAACCAAGAGGTTCGAGTAATAGTTTGGATAGTTGTTAATCTTGATCCTGTTTTGAGATTCAAGTCGCTCGAATCTCTCAAGTTCCTGCTGATAGTATTCTTCAGCCCTTTGCTCTTCTGCTAATGCCTTTTCGTTCTGTCCATCTGATCGGTAGTAGTCAGAAATAGCGTATGCCAAAAGCATACGCTCCATGAACTGTGGGATTGATGTTGTGCCTGTTCCGTAGTCTGAAGCTGGCACCTGGTTACCCACTACAAAGATTGTAGAAGTGGAAGCGTCTTTCGGTAAAACGATATAACCATTTACCAGAGTAAACTGTATCTCCTGGGCCGTGTTATCAGTGAAAGGATTCTTATCATGAACCGAAAACACATCGAACAGATCAGTAGCATTATCTATTTGAACGGCTTTCTCTGCCTTGACAGTTGAAGTATCTACCGCAGCCACCGACTTGCTGACTACTGTCATGAGTGGTGGCCATTTTGCCCTGGTCCAGATTTGACGGATCCTGTCGTTCAGGCTCCTTTGAAAAGCTGTGGTTTCAGCAGTAAGCAGCGAATCCACTCCAATTGCAGAAGTGAACCTTCCAAGTAGATCGCTGTAGCTGACGGTCCTCAAAGTCTAGTCTCTGGATTATCCCTAAGAAATTCTTTGGTGTATCCTGGATCTGACATGCAGCCAGGTGATTGTTGCTCATGACGAAAGTAGGTCTGAGCATCGATCACAGCCTTTGCACGAACACCTTTTCCGAAGTTCCACTTTTCGGCTGTCTTGCGGAGTTGCCTGGATCTTTCTTTGTATCCGTGCTTCTCGCGGATTGCTGCCTCTTCGTTGGCACGGGCAATTGTTTCGGCAACCTCTTCGTTGCTGACCTTCTTGGCCTTCATTCCATGGGTTATAATGTTTAATGGCATGATATTTAGATGTGGGTAAGGCTGGGACCACAAAAGCAGACCCAGCCTCCCAATAGGTTAAACTGTGATCAAACGATGGATCCTAATGCTCTTGGATTAAGAACACAGAGAGTAAGGTGAGTCCTGCTTAGAAACCTTTCACCGCCTCCACCAACATCTGGAAGATCAATCACATTGATTGGTTCCATGACCTTGAGGGAAACACTGTCATCGCTTGGAATTAAAACTCCTGCATTTCGTCCTGCGGCCTCTAGTGCATTGCCACTTGTTCTGTTCAAAAACAACGATGGAATCACATCGACTTCACCAAAGTCTGTGACCAATTTTACAACTGATAGGCGAACGGTACCTCCTTGAACTTCAGCATCAAAATTTACTCCAGTTGAACCAACTGCATTAGTTGCACGACTGAAGTCAGTTAAGCTGTTCATGAGAGTTGGACCAGCAAACAACTTGTAGGAGCCAGACTTTCCTCCACCTTCGTAAACAGTTTGAAGAAGGTTACGAAAGTGAGCTTCTGTAAGAGTATTACTAGTAGCATCAAAACGACTATTGGCTACAGATCCATCTTGTGCCCCAGCTCCACCGATTGAACGAAATGCTCTAGTCGCTGCTGCAGTAAATGCACCTGTAGTGCTATTTGGGTTTGTGAAGGCAAAAATACCCTCCATTTTGTCACCATTAGTTGTGTCATCTGCTGCTTGGACCTGTGCAGAACCGATTGCCGATTCAATGTCGGTTTTTAAGGTTATAAGGGTCCTTGCTTTTGATGCAGCCAAAAGACTTGTCTGCGGACCAGCAGAGTCGATCATGGATGCAACAGGTGCTACTGCTGCACTCCGAGAAAGAACCTGAACGCGATTACCCAATCGAACACGATCTGCAATTTCGTTGGTAAAACCACCATCGAAGGCTAAGTCTACGCCATCTCTAGGTGGAGAACCAAAGACGGGATTGGGCAAGCTGTCACAGAGCCACTCGGTAAGTAAAGCCTTAGGGGCCGCTGATTGTGGGAGAGTTGCATACATAGGGGTTTCCTGTGGTGCGACCCGTTTCAATTGATTTGAAAGGTCTTCCCGTGCCCCTTGTGTTGAAGTTACATTGTAAGAAGTTGCTATTGCCATGATAAATAAAAATTGAGTGTTAAGTAAGATATTGAGCGAACTGATTGGCCGATATATTTCCCTTTCCCAAGATGGCTTCTCGTTGTTTCTTCTGCCTGACTTCCTTCTTCTCCTGCGGTGGTGCTACTGCATCCGCTGGATCCGTAACAGGTGGAGTTTTTGCTTTTGTCTTAGGCTTCGCTTTCGCTTGTCGGGCTTTGACCGACTGAACCCCTTCAACCAACATTGCAGCGATGTAATCACCATTAGGTAAACCATCGAGCACATCCTTGTACTGACCACCATCCCGAATTTGTTGGAACAGTTCCCATTCGGGTCCTTCACCCTTGGCACTCCAAGGAAAGGTGTTGATCGTGTCCTGGATGTAGGACTGCTTCTGTTGTAGAAAATTCGCTCTTTGAGGAATTTTCTCAGACAAAAACTCTTCTGCTTCCGTAAGGATATTTCTGATCTGATCGTCATCATACTCCTGTCCATTCACCTCGACATATTCGCGCCCCAAATTCTGTAGGGCCCACATCTTGGCTGCCTGGGCTTCTTTCCGAACCTTTTCCAACTCTGCAACATTCTGGACCTTGCTTAGGTTTGGTTTTGTATCGGGTTCCGCCTCTTTGGCTGGCTGGGTTTTTAACGATTCGACCTGTGCCTTGAGAGTGGCCACCTCTTCTTCCGCACCTTTAGCACGGGCTGTGAGACGGTTGATCTGCTTCAGAGCTTTCTGTAACCCCTTGGGTTGATCAGATGTTTCCTCTTCAGATTCCTCTTCGGCATCCTCTACGGTTTCGTCATCATTAGAAAGAACATCGCCCTCCTGATCCTCTGCTGCATCTACAACCGTAGTCTCGGTAACATCCTCGGTTGCCTCAGTAGTGGAATTATCTTCAGGTTCTGACTCGACCCTCTCCACAAAGGAAGCGGCTAAATCATCGACTGATAGATTGGCGTTGGTATTTTCTGCTACAGTTTCAGTTGTAGCCTCACTGTTATTTTCGGTATTTTCTTCCATCCTGCGTTTAGGTTGTGTTCGCACTCACTCTGTGGACACGGAGTCCACCAACTTTTATTCTAGCAGATGAAAATGGAAAAAGATCAGGAAAGTTAGGTACGGGTAAAGGGGGTATGCTTAGCCGTACCTAGGAATAGCAGTATTGGCTTGGGATATAAGCCGATTCTTGACGATGGTGAAAACAAGTGTTTGGTTGCAGTAATGAAAGCAATACACATTTTTTTTATATTCAGCATATTCAGCTTCAACGCTATTTTCGCAGAGGAGGAACCGAACCTCGATGACCCAAAAGTCCAAGACCAGATTATTGAAATTGCCGCACAAAAATTAGAAGGGCGAACGAAGGGAAATGGTTATATCCTTAGATACCTTCCGTTTCGACAGGTCCCATATACAGGTTGGGAGGTAAGTTTTTATGCTAATGGGCAAGTCAAAGAGTTATGCCAATACAAGAATGGCAAGCCAGACGGGCTTTTTAGAAAGTGGAGAGTAGACGGGGAGAAGCAGATCGAAGGAAACTACAAGGACGGCAAGCGAGACGGGCTTTATACTGAATGGTTCAGGGATGGGCTTAAAAGGGAAGAAAACTACAAGGACGGCAAGCGAGACGGGCTTTATACTGAATGGTGGTTCAGGGATGGGCAGAAGAATCAGGAAGGAAACTACAAGGACGGCAAGAAGGATGGGCTTTGGTTTTTTTACAACGAAGACGGAACAGTAGATTTTCGTGAAAACTACAAGGACGGCGAAGAAGTAAAAGACTAACCCTCCTCAGGCTCAAACCCGACAATCTCTTCGTCCAGCCAGTCGCTGATTGCATTGAAGGCAACTTGAGATAAATCTTCAGCATCTAGGTCAGACTCATCCCACCTGCGGTTCAGGTCAGCCTTAATTACAGACTCAAACTGTTTTGTTGCCTGGTGCTGGCTCATCTTTGAGGGTCTGATAAATTCTATCGAAGGATGCAATCTCTCCGCCTAGTCGGGCTAGGATGTAGGGATTGTCCATCGCACTGGGTTGCTGAAAATCTCCAATGAGATTTTCTCTTTCGTTTTCTAAGTATTCGAGGACGATGTTCCAATCGTCTCTGCCCCTTAATCTTGATAATGCTTGTTTGAAGGTCATTTCTTTTTCTTCCTGGCAAAAGTTTTAACATTGGTTGGTTTGCCACCAACACCTTGGGCCTTTGCCCGTTTTCTTCTGACTGCTGACTTCTTTTGTGAGTCTGTCATCTTGGCAGCCTTTGCGGCTGGTACACATTTGGGATAACCCTTTCGGGAAGTGCTGGCTTTCTTTCTACCGCACTTGGGGTGACCACCGCCTTTTTTCTTCCTGGAAATATCAACCCAGTTGTCTTTGAACCATTTCTTCAGGCTCATGCGTTGCGGTACTTCCCTCCCCTTTTCTTATAGGTTTTGACAAGCCATGCATTAGCATAAGCTGATGGATAAACATCAAACTTACGCTTGGCCTCTGACTTTACCCTGGAGTAAAGAGCAGCATTAGTAGGTTTGGGTTTTTTCTTCTTAGCTACCATTTTCTGCAACTCCAATAACGGGCTGAAAGTTTACTGTTCTTCTGATCACACTTGTGGCGTGCTCGGAATGATTTGCGGGCCTTAGGGTTAGACTTACGGATCTTCATGTTTGCATCCCCGTAACGAATTGTCTTCTGCTTGCCGCCTTCAGAGGCAAGGACCACAAACTTCTTCTTTCCGTACCCAGGTTCACCTTTTCGAATACGGCGGGGAGAGTTTACCTTACTTGGTCTTCCTTTTGCCACGACCTTTGCCGTAAGTCACTTTCTTGCCCATTTTCTTGGCTGCCTTTTTGGCGGCCTTCATTCCTTTGGGGGTATAACTGAATTTCATTTTTCCTACACCTGGCATGATACTAATCCTTTCTTTTTTGGAGGTTTTTTTGACTTAAATACATACTTATGCAATTTGTGTATTTGTTTGTTTCGTTTCATAAAAAAATATTAAAAACTAGGAGGTAAATATGTCATTTGTAGAATGGATAGGTGTCACAGTAGTGTGTTTTATAGCAATTGGGGCTGCAGGTTTTGTAATCAATTTTTTTGGTATGAAGGATGATAATGGGGACTATCCGAATGATGGTTTAAAAGCCTTTGGTAATTATGTATTCTTTATCGTAGTTATGTGCGTAGTCTTTTTCACATTGGTAAACATAGGATAGTTAGGCTGCGGCGGATCCTGGGACATTACCAGGTTGGGTACCCAGTCTTCCAGTAACAGCATTTTGTTGTTGTTGAATTTGGAAGGTGAGCTGCTTTTGATACAGCTCCATTCTCTGTCTAAATTTCTCGTCCTGCTGGAGTCTTTGCTGAACATCATCCGCTGGAATTTGCTCGGTTCCCTGGAGGTATTGCTGGAGTACCTGCAATCTCAATTGAGCATTCGCATTTTGTGGCGGATTAACTGCCTGACCTGATGCAATCTTGGCAATATCGTTTGAGGTTTCGATAATCTCTTTCGTCGTTGCCTCCTGCTGTGGCATGATCAATTGGCCAGCCAAGTTTGGATCAATAGCATCCAGGAAGGTACGAAGGAAAACATCATAGCGGGCTGTTCCCTGACGGTCATAGCTTGCCATGATTTTACCAACAGTCTCCAGCTTTTCGATGACTTTGGATTCATCGTTGTTGAGAGTGTTGAAAGTAATATTGAAGTCATATTCGATACCAGTCTCATCCATCACTAAGTTCATGCCTTGAGAATTATTGGTCACCCTAAACCAGACTTGTTGGTTGTAAGCTCGATCAAGGGCCCACATCTTTTTCATGATCTGGCTGAATCCATGGAGCCAATTATTGACCATCTGTTGGCGAATGATATTCGCTTCAACCTGATCTTCAGGGCCTGTGGGCCGTCCTGTCATCTTATTTGCCAAGGCACGAAGTTGCATTTCAACTTCCATGGATGCAGGTGACTGAGGCGGAATCTGCAAATATCCAATCTCTCCCCTTCTGCGAACTGGGACTATACTACCGGGGCCTATCCTTTCAACTCTGCGGCCCACGGTTGCTTCAATCGGAGGCACCGTACTCAGGCTGGCTCGGTCACGGCGTGAGTCCATTTCTGTTTTCACGGCCAACTGATAATCCCTAAGAATTTCACAGTATCCACGGCTATCGAGGAGTCTTCTTGAAATGGTTTCCCTGGTGATTGCCACAAATGGATATTCACCAGCATCCACACTCATGGTGTAGGTCTTAGCATAATCTTCTGACTGCTCACTGAAAATAGTGATTTGGCACACGGGTACACCGTCTTCATCAATACGGCGGGAGTAGTTTACAATGATACGAATTAATCCTTCATACTGCTCAGGTGCTTCTGCCATGTAGGCCCCAAGTGCTTCAGCATATCCCTGGGTGTAGGTAAAATCACTGTCACCTGTGGTGTTTTCGATTACCTCGTCCACAAATTCTTCAGACCATCCTTCTGTCAGTACTTTCTCCTTCAATTGCTCAGGAGTGTAGTAATGAACACAATACAGATTCCTGGCTGATTGAAGGTCCAGGATATTTGAATCAATAATAAGATCACGACCCAATTCGTAGGTCCGAAGGACTGGGCGATTCTTGGTTACCTTTTCGGTTGGAATCTCCGTAACACCATCGTCGCGAAGTTCCTTAAACATCTTGTTGATTCGTTTTTTCGATAAATTGGGGAAGGCGTTCTGGAGTAATTCCAGAACGCTTTCCTTCAAGTCGGGGTCAGCAATGGCGGTTGCAAGTTCGGGTGACATACTGCTTATCTCCTCTAATGATATGGGTCGATAGACCCTCCGTACCTCTCGACTGAAATAGACTCCAAGGAAACACACTCCTTGTTCCAGTAAATAGTTGGCAGCCACCCCAGCTTCCCTGGGTAATTCATTCATGGTGCTAAGTCTCCACCGCATAAACTCGGTGACCATCTTAGCACTCATTATGTCACCCGATTCTGTGGGGCTTGCGATGAGGTTACCCTTATTCAGGGCTGACTTTAAAATCGCAATATCCCCATCAATTAACGGGTTGATGAGCTGGGGGGAAAGGTCTGAGGCACCTTGCCAGGGAAACGCATCAGGATCCGTCTTTTGTCCATAGCGACCTTTACCAGGCCACATGTTCATACGGTCATCCCTCGCTGTCTCCTGTTGATCCAGGTAGTAGCTAAGATTTGCTCTACATCTGTCTAAATCATTCTTTAAGCCTGTAATATCAGGCTCGTCAGAAAATTCCTGCACCTCATTCTCTTCCGCCATCCTTTTATTGTAACAGAGAAAAATGTGTTTCGCTCAGGGTTGACACAAATCATAGTCTGTGGTGACTTTCGTGTATGATTTTAAGAGTATTAATAGTCGTAGCTATTGGCCTGAATTTTACATTTGTTGCTCAAGCAGAAGAGTGGGAGGGCCTCGTCGTAAGGGGAGATTATAAAAAACTAAATGTAGCGTGTCAGGTTGGTGAGAACCAATGGGGAATAACTAAAACTGATATTGAAAGAGCAGTTAAACTTCGCCTTCTAGGTAACGGAATAAAAATGCTGCCTCTTCCCGATGATGTTTCTCTATGGATGCATTACCTAAAGGTGCACTTAGATAGCGTTGGGGATGTTTACACCATGAATTTAAGGTTGTTGAAACTGAATGAGGTATATGCTGATGACGCATTTTTTTTGGGGCCCCTGATAATTCCAACGCAAGGCCCATACGGATCTTTTGGTAAAACTCCTAATAAGGCGGACATAATTAATTCCTTAAACAGTTGCATAGATGATTTTTTATTAGACTATCTCGAATCAAACATAGAACACAGAGAAGCTTTACAGCAAATTAAGGAATTATCAGATAGATTGAAGAAGGAGAAGAAAGACGAAGAAAAATCAAGCGAGTAACCTCTTAAGCTTGGCCAGGGCTTTCTCCTCGATCCGTTTAATCGTATCCTTACTGCATCCGCAAAAGTCACCAATTTGGTCCCGTGTGAAATTAGGAGGAGGCTCCTCATTATCCAGGGCAAAAAGGGCTGCCTCGACTACCATGCAGTTGAGCATTGCATCGATTCGTTTGTTTTGCTCTTCGGGGGTTTCTACTTGAATACTTTTTTTAGTCATCCTAAATGAAGAAAATGCAACATGACTTAACAATCCCGCAGTTCATAATCTTAGTTTTACTTTCGATAGGTCCTGTTTTGTTAATAGTAACCGGCATATCTATGGGTATTGATCATTTAACTGATGGTTGGTGGTTCACACTTTTGGATAAATATAGTTGGATTGGCCCGTGTCTGAATGGGGGGGGGATTGGCATCTCTGTTTTGTTTCTTAATGACCTTGTGCACAAGTTTTGGACTAAATCTTGATAAGTCGGTATAAGGGTTCTTCACTTTCAAGTACTCGTTTTACTTTGAGGTTCATTCCTCTTGGATAATTAAATCCTGGACGAACGATGCATTTTGCATCGTCTTCAATTTCATCAAAATGAATGATAATTAGGCGGGGGTTGATACACGGCTTTTTGACTTTTGCATCAATCGTATCGTCAGGTAACGGGTTGTCCGTTGACTGTCGAGTCATGCCCTCCTTTATGTCAGCCTGTTCTTTCGATTTGATAATCTTAATTACGGACGAGCGGCTTACCTTAGTCTGTTTGGCAATCTTGTCGTAACTTAGACCTGTTGCTCGTAACTCAAGGACCTTGGTTTTCTTCTGATCAGATATTCTAGAATTTGAAGGCATGTAAATTCTCCTGGTTAATTACAAAACATGAACCATGGCCAACATCGCCCTGGCTTGAAAATACTTCATCCGAAGTGGCAAAACCCCGAATTGTGAAAGTGGGTAAATCACCGGTAATCAGAACATACCGATCCGATGGTTTATTCTTTTTTGCCAGGGGGACAATTAGTCTACCGTTGGCATGGTGAGTGGTCTTAACATCAATTGTTTTATTACCCAGCTTAAAGTCAGGGCCGCCTGATCTGATGTGAAAACATAGATCCAGGTAGATGTTGTAAGTCTTTGCGAACACAATCTCCCCACAGATTCCGAGTAAATCATTTCTAAAATTATCCTGGCCTGGTATTTGAACATTATGGCTGGTCCCGGCTACTCGATTATTGCCAGTCCTTAGACTGGCAATTGTGCGAGCCAGCATAATTTCATTCTCATCCAGGGTGACCGTATGCTGCATCAGTATCCTCCTGATTGAGTCGGCATAAGCTCTGACTCGTCGTAGTATTCAAAATTTCCAACCGCAACATATCGAAGGCAGTCAACAGGATCCTTACACACACCCTTTGGGCCATCCTCGACCTTGTAGTTCATGCAGCAGTAAATTGTGTTACCGCACTCGTCTGAAAAAATTAACCTAGAGTGGTTATCGAAACCAATTTCCTTGGTTTTATCGTAGCTAAGTAAATTGTTTATGGCTTGAAGGCCGTCATCAATAGGCAGTCCATCGGCTGGATACGCTTGGATACCCTCGTCATGCAGATCCGCGATAATATTACTTGTGCCCTCTGCTTTTGAATAGCTGGCGGATCCAAGTCGCGGATCGATTAAAATTTCACAGTCCTTACTGCCAATCATCTCCCGAATCACTTCAGCATAATCCTGTATACCGTATCCATTCGGTGCAGCCGCTTCACCAGGTCTGCCCTTTTCGCCTCGCTCAAGATCGGCCCAGGGGCCGAAGGATGGGTCAGGCCACTCTTTTACCACATAATGAACACCGTTGGCTGCAACAGCTACCAGGACCATAAACCAACTTTTGTTTCCTGCTGGGTCAATTGATAGCACCCAGTTAGCTGGGTGGTTAACAGGGTCCTTTATTACAGGAATTTCACTGTGCTTCATGACTACCCTGTCATCCAGATTTTGAAATACCGTATTGCTCGGTTTTGTCGGGACTCCGTAAGCCCTGCATAATATTTCATCCCGCTTGGCTCCCTGGAGCTGGTTTTTCATCGACTCCCATCCTCCGTATGGATTTTCCGATGTGTGAAAATATACGATACGCGAATTTGTACGGAGTGGCTGCTGGATAAGCGGGACCTTCTCGCCTTCCAGCAGTTCAGCTTCACGGTCCTCTACGGTCCTGGCTCCTGATAAATATCGGCTTACCATCGGGGTCCATCCGCTGATTGTCGTGAAAGTTGCAATCATACGAGCAGGGGTTCCGTCAGAGTCGGCCCTGGTCAAAGTTCTATAGGCAGTAGTGGACCAGTACGAAAGAGGAACCTCCTCGTCAAACCAAGCGGCGATGTTGAAGGTTCCCTCGACTGCATCGTTAGGGCAGCCAATTTCTCCGCCCTCAATTGACGAAATATCCTGACTCCAATTCTTGAACACCACCTGACTGCGGTTAGGCAGAACAAATGTCTGATTCGTGAATCCGTTTTTTACAGAGTAACGAACACTCGCTACGCGAGTATGGCCGATTGTCTTAAACTCATTAGGAAGGAATTTGTAGATGGCGGCCTGTTGGACCTGGATTGAACATTGGCTATTGCTCGCAAAACACCAAACAGTGGTTCCAGGGTTATGCACCACACACTGCACTACCCTTTTCGCAATTGCAGTGGTTTTACCACTGCGATTGCCTCCTAAAATAATTACCTCACCATATTTCTTGAGTGCATCGTCAGCCAATTTCCAGTGAGGCAATTCTGTGGAGAAATTAAATGGATCCTCAATCTCCCTTTCAATGGCCGCTTCCCTTCGCTCATAGTATTCCAGCAATCGCTCTGGACCCATTGCCAGTTGCTCCTCTTGTGAGGGTATCTCCAAGATTGGATGATAAGTCCATTGCAACGCCATGATCCTATTTTGGCATGTGCTGACATGGAACAAAAGGCATGTCACCTATTGTCTTTAAATGACCGCTTTATTCAGGTTGTTTGGTCATGTGGTGTTAGTTGCCAATAGGCCAATAAGGGCAATAGGGGCAGTTGGCCATTTGCAGAATTTTTTTCATTTCAGATAATCGGTCCATGGTGAGGTGCCCGCCCCCTCCCCGACCCCCTCCGCCCGTCAGTACAATGACAATAACTACATGTTTTTTGTCATCAAAAGCCAGGATCCCACTGTTTATGCGGATCCTCAGCGGTTTATATATCTGCTACGGGTTGGTGATTTGGATTTTGTGGAAACTTTCTGTATCCTTGCACCAATAATCTATGAATAGTGTAACACTAATCTGTACCCTTACTTTCGTTCCTCTGAAAGATCCAATTAATGCTCCTGTGGACTACAGCAATTGCTACTATAACCCCAACTACAAAGCCGTATGCCATAGGCTCAAATTCAATCAAGGAATTGATCAGGTTTTCAAGTCGAAGCTCAAGTACGATCCAAGTAATTGATCCGACATACAGAGCAAACACACATAATCTTCTTAAAGATTCTTTCACCCTCAACCTCCTAACCCAAAACTCCCATGCCTACCAAGAAAAAACGAGTCCAGATAATCCCTGACAACCTTCCTGCCCTAACCCAACCCGAAGAAACCTGTCCGTCCCTGTTCACAGGAACCACCCTAGCCAAGAAGGATCCAGGTAAGTATGGCAGGGTGGTCCAGAAGTTGGCTGAAGGGATGAGTATGAACCGTATAGCCAAGGTGGAGAAATTGTCACCTGGTACCGTTGCAGCCATAGCAAAGCGGGAACATAAGTCAGTGGATGCAGTCCAGACCTTAACGGCTGGACTGACAAGTTATGCCAGTCAGGCTTGCTTGGAACGGATCATTGAGAAGTTGGATGCGGATGAAATACCCGCAGGGGTTCTCCCTATTTGTTTTGGTATCCTACGGGACAAGGAACGGGGGGACCTAGGACAGGCTCAGACCGTGATTGAGCACAAGCAGACCCTGACGATTGATCAGGTGAAACGGGAGCTGGATCAAATGAAACGGAATGCGGAGGATGCGGGATGACAATAACCAAATTGCTTGGCATCTGTGATTTGGATGGGTTAGGAGATAGGGATGGCAAATTACAAAGTAAATTACAAAAATAGTGATAAGAAAGTTTATATTGAGGCTGACTCCCCAAGGCACGCATACATCAAGTTTTTAGAGCAGTCTGATATACATGAAAAGCCAGTCTTAGTTACCTCTGAAAGTACTTCGGGTAGTATTCCTCAAACCGAAACCTTCTCAGATCATGAAACATTATTTACTGTTAAAACCCAGCTAGATATTCTCAGCCAACTCAAGCAGATCAATTGGGCTATCAGAATTGGATTCTTGTTTATCATGGCAGTTGTCACAGGAATCATTAAGCCTGGTATCTTTGGGTAAAAATCCCCTTAACAATCCCCACCTGGTTAAAGGGTATACAGGGTATAAGGTTAGAAAGTCTCTCTTAAGGAGAGACTTTCTTAAAAGGGTCACCCTGTCACCCTGTTAACAGGGTAAGCTCCCGTTGGTCGATTGTACTGGGGGCAGGAAATAAAACAAGCCGTGTCACCTATTGTCCGTTATTATGGTTTTCGCAGAAAATAATTGCCACAGCTTCGGCTGAATATTTAGCAGCCCTTGTTGGTTCACGCGACCCTTCATAATTCTTTGCCTTCTCGCTGAAGAACTTAATGTCTTTAGCAGATAAATCTAATTTCTTTAAATGTAATTTGAATGCCCCATCAATATCTGTGTTAAACTTCTTTGCATTCTTCAACTTGTTCACCGCCTCTGTTATTTCAGGGGAATTAATTTTGGTTTCTTTAAATGCTTTCCTACATGCCTCAGTGAAGGCCTTTATTATAGCCTTCTCCTTTGTAAGAACATTGTAACCTTTGACTGGTTGTAAATCGTTTTCTTTTACAATTAGGTTTCCATTATTTTTGGCAGTACTGTTGGTTATGTAATTTTTGATTTTAGTAGGTTTTTTACCCTCTCTTTTCTCGGCTTCCATCATCTGTTCATGCTCAAGAGAATAAACCTGTTTGCCCTGGCACTTAGCAATGTCGATTACACTACACTCTGGACCGCCACCTAGTTTTTCCATAAAGCCACGATACAGATCCGTATCTTTCCATTTCTGTAGTTTCTCGGATTGTTCGAATTGCTGACTGTAACTATTCGAAGCAAGGGCTTCCTCTGTCGCGGTCCCTATCATTTTTTGATCCGTAGCTTTTTTCAATTTAACTTTTTCCACCATTTCTTTCGCATCATCCATCCCCTCTTCGAATCCTCGCATAAAATCATCGTAGCCTCCAATTTCATCAAGTTGTTTCTGTAAAATTTGTATTAAGCCTGGGCTAGGTTCTGTACTCTCCAGATATTCCTTTGTTGAATCTACAACGAATGAATCAATCGGAACAATCTTCAGACCAAGTTCCTCAAGTTGCGGAGATAGTTCTTTGATTGCAGTCATCTTATCTTTGTAACCCTTGCTGGTTTTCGGTAATTCATCACCCTTCCTTTGCATGTTCGATACAACAGTCTGGTCCGCTATGAATACGGATATGTCTTCATGGTCATAATCGTAAAGTTCGTAGCAATCCAATACTGTAGAAATAGCTTTTTCAAAACTCTTGTCACTTACTGTCCGTACCCTTTTTTTATACCAATTCCAGATCACTTTCCTAGCCTTCATATATTCAGGCAGTTTAGAGGCACACAACTTCCAGTTCTCCAGGTTTTTACCACTGTATGAAAGGGACTGACCATACTTCATCAAAGTGTTGAGTGCCTTCTTCATTTCATTCGAAGGGTTGCTCGCTAATCTTAGAAGCCTGTAGGGCAACATGCTATCATCAGCGAAAGTAACACCTGGTAAAGAAGGATAACTACGGGGGATATTAATTCCTAAAGGGTATCTTTTCTGTCTATACACAATTTCATTCCAACGGTTGAGTACAAATAAACCTTCACCGCCATTTGGTACATTCAGTGAATCTAGATTCTGTTTGTATTCATTTGGATCCAAGTACTCTTCTCGCATCTCGATAACTAATCCTTGGTAATTAATAAAATTTACAACATGACAACATTGAGTGATGGCAAAATTAACTTTCGAAGTTAATTCTGCAACTGCCTCAATTGCATCTTCAACTAATGGTTGATGTAAAGCTATGGACCCAGGGTCAGGCACACCATCCTCTGGTGATAAAAAGTAGTAATAATCGTCAATAGATTCCTCATAGGCCATACCCATAAGGTTGGGGTTTTGCTGAGTCTCCAATAAATATTCGACCCATAAGTTTCCGTTTTTTCTAGTTTTATCGGCTGCAATAATTCCAGCAGACTCAGGAAAATTTCTTACCACACACTCATGAATCAATGCTACATTCTGTGCCAAATGGTTTCTTACTGCTCGTATTTCTAATAAGAATGTTTGATCCTCTGGGCTAAAGCGAACCTCTCCTAAATGCCACCTTTCATTAAAAGCTACCCAAGCGTCTAGGTGATTCTTCATGTGTTCATCCAGTTTTTCAGCAAATGCAGTTAAGATCGTGTTCGCTTTGGTCATCATCAAAAGTGCATGATCATTGACCATACCTCCTTGTATAACTTCCTCGGCGATCATGTGAAAAGGCTCGGGCCTAAGTAATCTTTCCAAACTTACTTCTGGGTTCTTACCCCACTTTTGGGCCATCTCCCAAATCTGAAAATCAGTATTATTTGTAGCATTCATGCTCACATAAAAAATTTTTTTTGAAAATTTGTCAATATGTGACTTTTATGTGGAATATATATGGAATGCTATTCCATTCATGTGGAATAAAACTTCCTAGATTCTATATGTAATAGCGGTCAATAGCGGACACGGTTTGTTTTATGTTTCAAATGCATGTTAAGGTGGATTCATGTCCGATAAAACATCCACACAAAATAACGATACAAACAAGATTCCCGTTGAGCAACTCATTAGTTCAAAGGATATAGAATCTGCTTTCGAAGTTGGCCGCAGAACCGTCAGAAGATGGGCGAAACAATACAACTGGAGAGAGTACCGTTTTAGTCATAAAGTCCTTCGTTACCTCCGTAACGATGTAGAAAACTCCATGGGAGTATCTTTCGCCAATACCATAGAAGGTTGAAGGCTTACTTTTTCATAGACCCTGGTCAATCAGGCGGAGTGGCTATCGCACTTGGATCCATGGATGATCTAGTGGCCCATAACTTAGACGGAGTAAGTTCCCTTCAGGAATTACTCCAAGACTATGAATGCTATGACCGCCGTATCATCTGTGAAAATGTCCCCTCTTACACGGGCCGCAACATTCCAAGTCACGCGAGCTTTAAGTTAGGTAGATCATTCGGCCTAATTGAAGGGCTTGCCAGGGGCATGAGCCTACCCTGTGCCATGATTGGACCAAAGGTCTGGCAAAAGGGCCTAGACGGACTCAACGGCAAGACAGGCATGGCAAGGAAGCGTGTTCTAAAGGAACACGCACAAAGACTATATCCGTCTGCAAAAGCGACTTTACGAACAGCCGATGCAATTTTGATCGGTCACCATTTTTTCAATAACCAATAACCAAAGGAGAAATAAGCATGGCAATACTGCAAGCAACTCAAAGCGGAGGAGACTACCGCTCTTACAAACTCGAAACCCTTGCTCCCAAGGGTACCTTTGCGGCCACATGTGTGGACTGCATGGAATCGATGGGGGTCGAACGCCAAAAGTATCAATCTGATGAAATGGAGACGGTGGATTTAATCCGTTACCTTTTCTTAGTTGATACGAAAGAAGGTCCATTCTTGGTCCAAACGAATGAGATGCGACTCTCTGCCTACAAGGAGGCGGCACTTGCCAAATTCATACAGGGCTGGACTGGGGATCTACCTGCACCAGGGTTCGACACAATGAATATGGTGGGAGAGGTTTGCCAATTGAGCATCAACCATAAGACCAGTGCTCGCGGCACCACCTACCCTATCATTACCTCAATCAGCCCACTCTTAGATGAGTCCATGGCTCCTGATGCAAATGCATTAGAGATACCAGGTGGATCAAGATCTGGGGTTGTAGTTAAAACCGCTGATACTGAAACAGCAGATTCTGCTGCGGCTAAATCCGAAGAAGACCCCTTCTGATCATGGGTCACTTCTACGAAAAAAATGGTAGCCCCCGATTCGATGTGGGGGCTACCAAGGCCAAGCGAGAGGGCCTCCTATTTTCGGTGAACGAGCAATTCAAATTGCTCGCCAAACCAGGACTTGAAGCCTGGAAGGATTCCGAACTAGCTAAGGCTGCCTACGCTGAACCTCCTCGCCCAGGTGAAACCGAGCAAGAATACTGCCGCCGTGTTAAAGCACTCCGTTACTCCCGTACCTGCGGAGCCGCCGATCTTGGAACAGCTGTACACAAGGGAATCGAAGATGTACTTCGCGGAGTAACCACACTTGAAAGTGCAGACAAGAATTACCTACCCTACATTCGTCCAGCGGTTGAATATATCCGTGAGAAAAAGTTTGAGATAGAACATCTTGAGCGAGTTGTTGTCTCGGAAAAACATTCATTTGCGGGAACCTGTGACTTGATTGGTAAAACCCCAAACGGCCAATCTTTCATTGGCGATTGGAAAACCAAAAAATCCACACCTGGTAAACCATTCGAACCATACCCTGAGAACAAGTGGCAAATCGCGAGCTACGCCGTTGCCCATTTCGGAGAAGCTGCGGTTGAGAACTGTGAAATATGGGGAGTCAATCTGTTCATCTCCAGCACAGAAGTGATTGATGGTACGGCTAGATTCCAAGCTCACTCCTACAACCCTCAAGAGGTTTTGGAAGCATGGAAAACCGCCAAGCTATTATTCGAGTTACACCGCAAAGTCCATGAGTACGACCCAAGATCATGAAAGTAAACATCCGTTACATGTTGATTTTCAATATACTTATGGGGGCCTGGGGCTGTGCGACTAAGATCGCACAGCATGACCCAGACCATGTACCTGGTTTATCCTGCCCTCGCCCTGGCCACGGAAGTTGCCCCTATGAATGCACGAAATGAGCGATGAAAAAACACAAGCCACCACCACCTCCACAGGATTGCACAATCATTGTTGTCAAAAAAGAACAGCAATGGGAATTGCTGCACTGGAACCGAATGCTGGGTCACTCAAAGATAGGTCCGAGACTAGCACGGAAGGATCCGTTACCGAATCTGCCGACTTCTGCTTCGACCAGGATGGAAGCAATGGATCTTGCGGATCAGTGGCAAGCATGGCTGGAAGATCGCCCGAAAAGAAAGCTCAAAACGAGATGAGTGACTTACTTGATAAAGCCAGGAAAACCTGTGTCGAAAGAGGTAAAGATTACGGCCACCCATTTCATGACTTCACCAAGATCGCTAAAATCTGGTCTGTTATTTTTGAAACTACGGTAACCCCTGAGCAGGTAGCACTAGCAATGATTGGGGTGAAGATGGCCCGTATTTGTCAGAACAGCGACTTCTATCATGAAGATAGTGTTTTGGATATTTGTGGATACGCATCCTGCCTTGAGAAGGTTGCCAACTTCCCCAAATGTAATCCAGTAGATCCGTACCCCGAAGTAGATGACATTTTTGATGCATAAGGATTTGCCAATAATCAAAATCGTATCCGAGGAGGAAGAGATGCATGTAAAACTCGGACTCGAAATGGATGATTCAACACATGCGATGCTGGTTGAATGGGGTAAAGAAGAGGCTACCGATGAAGACTACATCAATATTGCAATTAGCAATGGCCTAAAGGCTGCGATTGATGAAAAAACGGACCAAGAAAATACGGGTGAGAAGCCAGATTAAAGCACCTCATTGTGTGGCTTTTAAAGATCGAAAAAAAGCACACTCACATAAATGGTGCCGCGATAAAAAAAAGTGGAATTTATAATCCACACAAAAGCCACATAAAAGCCACATTATTGCCACATTGAAGGCTTTTATGTGGGTTACATTGATTGCCAATACCCACATATTCTGACTAAATTATGTGTAGATGAAGCACAGTGCTAATTCACATAAATTAAATTAAAAATCCATTCGAACATGAAAATACAAATCCCAACATCTCATACCACTCACGACCAAAACGGTACACCTATTTACAGCAATAGAATGCTATGTAAAATCGTATCGAAAAACTTCGACATAAAATCTTATGGCAAGGTTGCTGATCATGACACGATATATGCGACCACCAATGCAACTATCTTTAATGAGAAATGCGTAAGATACATCCCTGGACTCGCCCCCAAAAACATTATTCGCCATGACAATAATCGACTAGCAAGAGGTGAAGGTAGATGCACATTAAAAGCTTTCTGCCAAGCTCTACACCTTTCCCATTTTGATTGTAATGCTTCTGCGATTTACCGTTTTCTTAACGACATAGACCCTAACTTACTCGAAAACGGCAGTAAGAATTTTGTTCATTGCCCAACAGAAAACCCTGAAAAGAGAACTGTTACTGAAACATTCACTAGAACTGTGGGTGAACGAGAGGCAGACTCATGGACTGTGGGTGAAACCGCCGATCTACCACTTGATTTTAATGATGATGAACCACAATTTCTGAAAGCAACACTTCTTGCTGAACAACTCCTAGACATAGCATGTGAAGTGGGTGAACGAATCCGTAATGCATCTAAAGATGATACGGAAGAATCCATATGCAATGAGTTACTTGGAGAGGTTCTTACATTTCTTCAAATCAACACGGAGGTAAAGTAAGATGGAAGACTACACTTTAGCATTTTTGACTGGGCTCCGCCTATGCGAGGAGTTTGCATTATCAAAAGACTTTGTAAGGGTTGATCAATTCGATGACTCAAATGCCATCAAGGTGACGGTAAAACCTGAATGGTTTGATCCTTTGATCGACAGGATACCAGAGCCATGGATTTGCAGCGGTTTCAAAAAAACCACTTACTACTCTCCAACGAAGGAGAAGGATTGCCCCCTAATCGAAATGTACTTTGCACTCATGTACGAAGACTTTCCACCTGAAGGACTTGAGGGAGTAGCATGACCTACTACATGCTACCAGACCAAGACACCGTCACCCGTTGGATAATTTCCGACGGCGAGGCAAAGGGACACAAGATCAACATACCAGTGGGCCACTCCAATGCATTCATGGGGTTACTTAGAACCCCATGGCCCACACCAATATTGGACGAGGAAATTGTAATCAACAACCTTGTCCGCCAAGGCATGACCAATGAGGAAATTTTAGACTTTCTTGGTCCACGATCAGTGGTTCGCCAAGACGGCTCCCCCATGATTGCTCGTAAATACCATTACGAATTTTCACTTTCTTAACAATGATAACACCCACCAAATACTTGCAAGTCGCAGTCAGCGGTCCGTCTAAAAGCGGCACTGACCGTGAAAGGCCCTCGTATGGTGTGACGAGAGATTCGTCACCCGCCAGTTATCAGGCGTTCGAAACAAAGAGGGTTCCTGGTGGGCAAAAATCCGCAGACGGGCATAGAGTCTGTCGATGTGGCAGAACAAGGGGGCCCTCTGATACCTCCTATATTGAACACCTCTGCGGAACACTTTCTCACAACCGTGGATGACCACGAAACTATTATTGAAACTCGTACATGCTTGGCCTTGGCCGAGTTGTACAATGACCCGACCCCAGGGGTGAATCACTTCGACTGCCCCTGGCCCTGGAGAAACCACTATGAAAAATACACTACGACCCGAGACACTAAGATTACTAAAGCAAATGGAAACCGAACTAATGAAGTGCCTTCCATCCGACGAGGAGTTGAAAACTCCTCTTAGACTTAAGGACCGCCAAGAATGGGCGGACTGCATGTTGGAGATTCTATACATGATGGATTGCATCATCTGCCTCGACCAAAATTACATTATGCCTCACAAGCTTAAGGAAATTGGTGCGATTGCAGAGATGACTTCCGAAAGAGTCCGTCAGATTGAAAAGCATGGATTGAAAAAGATCCGCAACCTACTTCCACGAAGTGAGTACAAGGAACTTCAAAAGGCGTTGATTGATTATGTGAAAACCAAGGATGATAAAATCACCACTTTCACATCTCCAGAAATTGGAGGCGGTGAAGTTTACTCAACTCCATACGACGATCCAAATGGCAAAGCTTACGCCTGATCCATACAAGCTATTCGCCAAGCTCGTTGAAAAGGCCAAAGCCGAAGGCAAAGGTTACAACGATCAAATCGGCATGGCTGCATGGGCGATGAAGCAACTCAATGTCCCTCCCCAACAAGCTGTTGAGATGATAAGAGCAGCGAGTCAAACCGTGACCAGGAGAGAACCTGGTCGCGGTGAGATTGAGAGGTGGGTCAACAAGGTTTACCAATCCCAAGCTACGCTTAGACCATATGATCAACCCAAGACTGGTATTCGTGTTGAGCAGAAACTTATCGACGAGTTTGCCAGCAAGGGTTCCATCAACAGGCTCCGTGAACGATCAGCCAGGATACCGTCTCAACCTAATGAGATTCTAGCAAATCTATATGAGCCTGACACTTTACTTCACCTCACACCTCATTGGGGCCAACCCAAAGATGTGAAGACCTGTGCTGAATGGATTACATCAGATCTTTCCGAAAAACAGTTTATCTGCCCAGCTCACCTAAAATCCAGGGAACTTGGTCGCTGCATCGACAATGTAATGCACAGACATTTTCTTGTGTACGAAAGTGACCGACCAGGGCTTGCTTCGAACTGGGACGGTCAGGCTGGATGCATCGAAAGACTAATGAAAGATATGCCCCTCCGTCTCATTGTCTGGTCAGGATCCAAAAGTCTACATGCCTGGTTTGATATTTCCACTCGAAGAAAAGACCATGTCCAAGATTTTATTGGAACATGCATTAAACTTGGTGCGGACCCAGCCGCCCTCAGACCTGCCCAGCTTGTTCGAATGCCTTATGGCATTCGCAAGGAATACGGCAAACAACCCAAAAACCAAAAAGTAATATTCTATGACAACTGATGATTCAATTAACATGCTTGAAAATTTAGCAGACCCGAAGTCCTGGTCAGAAAGTGATGTTTCACATGATTATCAGCCTGAGCAAAAGGCTTACGATAATCATGAAACCAGGGAGGATGGATTGCCACCCATTGTAAGTGGAGCTGACTTTCCAAAGCAATATGACCTTCCACGCCGCCGACCTTTGGTTGAGAACATTGTCAAACGAGGTGAACTTATGGCTTTGTTTGCAGCCAGTAAGATGGGCAAGTCATGGTTCTTTCAAAACATGGCAACCTGTCTAGCGGAGGGACTACCATTTCTAGATTCAGAAACGGTTAAGAGTAATGTTCTCATCATGGATCTGGAGCTTACCAAGGTCGATGCGATGGACAGGCTTTGGAACATCGCTTTGGCGATGGGCCTAAAGCACCCACCCAAAAACCTTCATCTCTGGTCATTGAAAAAACATTGTTACGATCTAGATCTGTTGACTGAAATACTCCACTCGCGATTGGAAAACTCAGATCCATTTGATGCAATATTTCTGGATCCAATATATCTTTTCAATGTTTCAGAAGGTTTCGATGAGAATAATGCTGGATGTATCACCAAGCTAATGATTGAGCTTGAGAAGATTGTATCCAAGCAAGAGGCCAGCCTAATGGTATCTCATCATTACCGTAAAGGGTCCATGGGCAAGGAGTCTCATTATGAGCGAGCGAGTGGATCGGGTGCCTTCGCCAGGTTTCCTGATGTGCTCACCACATTGTCAGAGCATCAACTTCCACAACATGCTATTTTTGAGATGACCAGCAGGTCCCAAAAAAGCCCCCTACCCTTTGTCATCAAAACGGAGCCACCTGTTTTCAGTGTGGCAGAAAACGCCGACCCTACTGCTCACAGAAAATACGGTCAGGACTGTGCCCGAATCGAAATGACTCCCGACTCATTACTTGAATTGATTCCCATCGGGGAATCAATCACCAAGGCCCAATGGTTTTCCAAGGCCAGGATGCAAGGTGTTTCTGAAAATAAGTTCGATCATTTACTCTCTATGATTCGCCAATCAGGCATGGTCAAACAAACCAAGGATGATGGGGTTATCTTGTTCGAAAGAAATGCTGGCTTATGAGACGGCTCCTCAAGATAGATGATGTATGCAAAATTCTTGGAGTTGCCCGATCAACTGTCTGGAAGATGACCAGGGATGGCAGACTTAAATCCATCTCCCTTGGAGCAGTGAGAACCGTCAGATTTAGGGAGGAAGATGTTCAGGAGTTGATTGATGATTTTACCACCCGACGAAGGGTTGGTTAGGTATTTGTCTTAGTGTTGTTGTTAAAGGCGGGAGGAAACTCCCGCCTTTTTTTGTGCAAATATCAGGTGCCGAAACCACATAAAACCTAACCTACCCAAAACAATGTCAAAAAGGGCCGAACTTCTGACATTGGAGAAAACAAAATGTCCACAATTGTCCATTATCGAAGTCAGTATTTATCGTAAGTCGTTGATTCACAAGGTACTTAGTACTCATTTTAAGTCCGCTGCGTCTACCAATTCCGCCACTCGGGCATATTCTGCATAAATACTGGGCTTCCGCCCGATTTTGATGAATTTATGACACGCGATTTTGACGAAATTCCTTGAATAATGTCAAAATTTTTGTCATTGTAATGAGTATAGCAAGTACCATTTGCCTCATTACCTTTAACTGTCGTTTGTAAAATCATCATAAATTCATGAAAGCTGAAAACTGGACTCAGGACCGCCTCAAAATAGAATATGTCGAAACGGGTAAGCTCAATTACCTTCTGATTGGGACCTTACCACATGGCGAGCGGATAAGAAAGAAATTTTTAACTAAGGAATTAGCCAAGGTTGCAAAGCAAAAGATTATTACTGACCTTGGAAACTCTATCGAGCGTTACACTGACTTGACTCTCGATCAGGAGGAGGAATACAAGTTGGCTCAGACTCTCATCGAGAAGTCTGATCGACTTCCCGAAGGGTTCACAATTATCCAGGCAGTTGAGTTTGCTAAACTTAATTTTCAACCCGATGTGGCCGTTGGTGTTACCATCAAACAAGCTACCGATAAATGGGTCGAGATTCTTGAAGATGCCAACCGTGCTAAGAAATATGTTAACGACATGAAAGCCGTTGGCACTTGGTTGGGTGAAGCTTTTGGTCATGATTATCCTGTCGCATCAATTAACACTGAAGATGTGCGTAATTTTCTGTCCGTTGGTCCTAATGCAACAGGTCCTTGGAAGGGTAAAGTTTTGGCACCAATAACTCGATTCAATCATCGTCACCGCTTATCCCTATTCTTTAACTTTTGCAGAGAGTTAGGGTATATTATCAAGAAGCCTCTTAACAAGACGATCAAGGTTCCTGAGATACCCCAGAAGAAGATTGAGATACTTAGCCATGATGAAGTTGCCGATCTATTTAAGGCATGTGAAAACATCCGCCCCGAGATTACTATCCCTTACTTCGCCCTGGCGATCTTTGGTGGCCTTCGCCCACAAGAGTTATGCCACCCCGAGGGTAAGCAAGTTGTACAATGGGATAACTTCATCATTCGCCCCAATGGTAAAGATTGTGCCGTTGAGGTTGAGGGTGAGGCTGGCAAAACTGTTGAAAGACGGATTGTGGATCTGCCTGAGAATTGCATCAAGTGGATTAGACCGTACCTAAAGGAACACGGCCCAGTGATTCCATTATGTTACGAAGACTGGCGAGTCCTTTTCGATTGTGTTCGTTGCCATGCTGGTTTCAGCATCAATACCCAGGAGGCTTCCAGGTTCGACAAAAACATCAAGGAAGTGAATGACAAAAACACCAAGTCATGGGTCCAAGATGTTTGCCGTCATACCGCCCTCACCTACTACTTTGAGCGAGTCAGAAAGAATAAGTTTATCGCTGCTGATTGGGCTGGTAATCGTCCAGAGGTGTACAAGTCACATTACAACTCCAAGGTCAAGGGTACCCTTAAGCAAACCACTGAAGAGATTGTTGCTGACTTCTATTCCATCGAGCCTGGACCTAGCCTCGCGCATAAACCTCTCAGGCAATTCCATTCCCCCAGTCGCTGGTCAACACTTCCATTTGTAGAATTTGACTACAATAATGCTTTATCTTATGTGTAGTGGATGAAGAGATTTTACATCGCAGCACTTTTCTTATCATTTTTCACATCATTATCTTTAGCTAATCTCTACGATGGAAATAATTTACTTTCATTTGCCAGAGGATACGAAAAAATTATTCGTGGTGAAGGCGATACTAATGACGGAATGGATTGTGGCATATACATGGGTTATATAGCGGGGGCGGTCGATGCTTTGCTGACAGCCAAAAAAGTTTCGATACCAGATCGCGTTACCTAAAACAACACTGTATGATACTGAAAAAGTATCTTGAAAGTAATCCTGAGTATTTACATTTGCCAGGCGATGTTCTTGTTGAAATTGCCCTAAATCGTGCTTTCCAAAACCGAAATTAGACCCCAACAAAAAATATATTTTCGGTGAACCAACTGTTGACCGCAAAAAAATGATTAAAGAACTTGAGGAAGAAAAAAGGGGAATTGAAAATCTTCTGAAGCAACTTAAAGAATAACAAATTTTCACCTAAACCTCTCAGGTAATTCCATCCTCCCAGCCGCTGGTCAACACTTCCATTTGTAATTTTTTCGTTACCAAAAATTTATATTATTGACTACACTTTTCTTAATTTTTAAGTGAAATATTTAGTGTTTTATAAATAAGATTTAACAAAAAATATGATTGACCCAAGCAAACCTAGGCGGCCTGCATTATGGCACAAACTACTCAAGGATGCTGAAGACAGTGAGCAGTTTGGCCAAAATACTCCCTATAACCCAGATGTTCCAATAACCGACTATTTCGACACAACTACGGACGTCATAGAAGAGCGATGTTGGGATTGGACAATTCACAATGAAGGGATGGATGGCCTGCCTGACGAGTTTGTTGATCCATTTTGGTGGGCTATGGGTGACATAATAGGCGTTCGTTATGACGTAAATAACGAAAAACCTTTTTGGGAAGCATTCCAAAAATGCATTGATGAGGGACTTACACTTGGTCAGTTCCATGATGTGATGGTTTCATTTGAAGAAAAAGGAAGTACGAAAAAACCCTCTGCACCAAGATAGATGACGGAGTTGAAGAGCCAAGCTTGTATCAAAGAATAAGTATTTGGCAAAGGCAGCAGTTAATGGATGATTAATTAACAATACCAAACATATGAAATATTTTATCTTAACAGGTCTCTTTTTTACATTAACGCAATTTGTTTACAGTGAAACACTCACTATGATTCACTATGATTTTCCGAAAAAAAACGTAATTGAATTATTATCTGATGATCCCGTCAGGAAAAAATTTAACTCCTCTAGTTTAAGGTCGTTGCCGGAGAATGGCCGTCTCGAAGCTACTGCTGCTGAATCAGATGTTAAAAAACAAGAGCTAGCAAAAGAATGTTGGGGGGAGCTTATTGGTGGATACTCCGACCTTAGTTCGGTCTTAGTAAAACTTTATGAATTAGGTTACAAACCAAGATCAGTTTCTTCTTTTGAAGCAACTGGACGCACACTCCTTGACGAGATGGCTTCTTATAAATACAATGTTCACACATTTATATTTGAGAAGAATTAAAGGTATAGTACTGGGCTATCTTCCCCTGAACCTCTCAGGCAATTCCATCCCCTACCGACAAGATCATCTTTTTCGTTTTAAAATTTGACTAATAAACGAAAGCATTCTTGTTTGCGTAAGTGAAAATAATTTTTATAAATCTGCTTTCTCTCTGTATTTTATTTATAAGTGGCTGCACTAAAACCAACCCAGTCACACAAATATCTGATGGTTGGAAAAGAGGATACGATAGAGGAAAACGATGGGGAGAAAATATATTTGGTAAGCCTTCCTACCAAACCACCTCAAGTGATAATCAAAATATTTACAATGCAGTCCAAGAGAGCCAAAGACAAACTAATGCATTGCAACAAAGAGATGATTACATGAGAACTTTCTACCAGCAACAGGCTGCCCAGCAACAATACCAGAATAACATCAATGCAGCTAACGCTATTCAACAACAACAAACCCAAATTTACTTTAATCGTTAGCAAAAGATTGGTAAGTGTATTGATTTACTCGCTTACCTGAACCTCTCAGGCAACTCCATCCCCCCAGCCGCTACGGCGGCTGGTGCTAGAAAACGATTTACTCCGCTGGGCGTAGCTCTGGCGGAAGAATCTCGTACTCCTCTGGGTCTATCTCGTGTTCCGAGTCCCCGAACAGAAGGACGAAATAGTTGCCCTTCGTCAGAGGAAGCCCTGCCCTGTTGAGAGTCTCCGCTGCCTCTGGGTCTATTTTCTCCAGGGGTATTATTGCCTTCGGCCCAAGATGGTGGATCGATTCCACCTGCTTTGTCGAAGATTTTGGCTCTAAGCTCATCGATGCTGATTTTACCGTTTTCATACTGTTTGAACAAGTCGTTTATCTGTTGTTTGAACTTGGGTTGTTTTATCTCTTTTGGATAAAGTCCCCTGATGGCTTCCCAGGTGATTGATTGCATTTCGCGGGGTAACACTCCCCTAGCCTTTGCAGCCCTTCTGTAAGCCTCTGCATAGACTCCATAGAGGCCACTAATACCTGCAATGGAACTATTCTTAATTGATACATGCTGCTTACCTGTTGGTTTGGCACCTAGCATGTTTGCCACTTCAAGATCCTTACTTGCCAGTGGTCTAAGTAAACCCGCTGCAACTGCATGGGTATCTATCGTTACCGCATCCTTGTCCATGAAAGGTAGAAGGATGTTGTTGTAGAAATTCCTAATCTTATGGGCTTCACCCATAACATTGGAAATGTTTGCTTTTGAGTCATCAGCCAATGCAGACAGGGCTTTAGTAATTTGACCGTAAGATAGCCAACTGTACTTGTCTATTTCACCGTTATCCTTGAGAGCTGGACCAATAAAGTCACCCTCAGGTGAAATAATCTGATAACTACGATCACGATTCAACTCATCAAAAGCCCTAATGAAATATGCCTGTTCCCTTTTATTAAGATCTTTAAAAGCTTTACCAACCATTGTTTTGGTAATGGCTGTAATAGAAGGCTTATCAGTCTTACTGGCTGTCGATATGGTCTTTTTTGCCATAGCTTCATCATAGACTGTATCCTGCTCATCCTTGACCGTCTCAAGAATCCGCCGTGCCCGATCAACATTCTTATACCAATCCGTCTGTGGCGAAGTTGCAGCCATTGTAGCTGCAACTGCCTGGGGAGAAAATCCATACTTCTCTGCATACTCCAGGGCAATCTTCCTGGCACCTACATACCAGAGTTTTGAGCGTTCTCGTATTTCAGGTTCCACTGAATCATACAAGTGTAGAAGGTTGCTTTCTACCATATCCACAAACTTCGCGATAACAGTCTCAGGTTTTGCCCTGGATGCTTTGAAGCCTGGATAACGGTTAACTGCCTTAGCATAACTCTCAGCGACTCCTGGAGCCTCTAGAATATCGTTTAAAGTGATTACCAGGTTTGATGCGACAGGGTCCTCTGTTCTGTTACCAGCCGTTGGGTTCCTGGTACTTATTTGAAATTCAAGGTCTGCCTCTTCCGTAGGAATGAATAAGTCACCAGTCTCTAACTCACGGCGGATAAGGTTAGCGGTTTTATCGTTATCCTTCGATCCGACTATATCTTCAGGTTTAATAAACTCTCTCCTCTGTGAAAATGGCTGATTGTTTTTATCAAAGCCAATAAATGGGTCCTGCTTATCATTGTCTGCAATTCCTGATAATCTGGCTCCGTCCTTAAGCATAACAGAACTTTTAAAGTTACGAGTTTTAGATGCTATATTACCTTGGGATTTTCTCCGAAAAGGACTGCCTGGACCTTCTTGAATTTCAGTAGGCTGGTAAAGATTCTCATCCGACTGCCTGAATGGGTTGTAGTTGTCGCGGATATTATTGTAGTCAAAGGCAAAGGCTTTATTCCTGCCCTTGGTAAGCCCTGCCAATGCTTCTACATCGTAGGAACGAAAACTCTTTTTGACTGCTTTGGATTCAAGTAGGTCCCTCAATCCTGGGCTGGCTATGTTACCAGCAGATTCTTTCAATCCGAAAGCTACCGTCATTAATTCATTTTCCTTACGGCCCTCTGGATTAATTCTACCTTCAGGATCCTCCAGGGCTTTTTGCCCCTGATCCTCAAGCTGTCTCATAAAGTCAGCCTGGTCCTTGATATATCCCTTTTCGACTAAGACCTGGATGTTGTTTCTAACAACAGCCTGATCGTATCCTAAAACTTTGAGGTTTGGTCTGTCACGACCACTTACTTCGTATCCGTAAATAGCAACATCTCGTATCCTAAATGGATTCTGATACTTTCCCTTAGTACCGCTTCGATAACCGAAGCGGATACCAATCCTCTGAGTAATTGCTTCCTGTAAAGCATCCAGGATATTGGCAACATTTCCGAAAGGATCATTTCGGGTAAAGATGGTCCTTAAATCAGGCAATAAATTCTTACCTACAAACTTCCCATTCTTGGTGACTGACCAAGTGTCTGCTGGTTCATCCTTATATTTCTTTTTAAGATTCTGAAGCTCCCTGTTCAAAGATTTATTGGTGACGGCTAAATTCTTCGCATCCCTAAGACTTAGGCCCTGACCGCCAAATAATTCAGTATATCTATCCTCTCCAGTTTGTCCTTTCTTAGGAGTGATTTGCATACCGTTCTCAGCCAGGTTGCCTTTCTCATCCAATTCCAATGCACGGGCTTTACCGTAGTTTCTGTACAGTCTTTTAAGCACAGGGCTATTGAGCTGTATTTTGGATATTGGATTGGTTAAAGGGTTTCCAGTTACAGGTTCTGCTATTCCAACCGCCGTCAAAAGACGGCGTGTTGAATCAATAAGCATCCTTCTCAATCTTGGATGAAACTGCTCAAAGACATTCGGGTTTTTACTGAACATCATGGCGAATTGGTCGGCTCCAATCTCCTGGGCTAACTTGGAAGCGTTACGGCCAATATCAATACCCTTCTGTTTGCGGGAATAGTCTGTAGCTATCTGTACGGCTTGGTCATTTAAATAGATCGGATCCCCGACAGGGTTTCCTTCCATATCATACTGAAAGTAAAAAGGTGTGCCTTTATCCTCGGTTGTTTTGTAGCCCTCAAGTAGCAATTGAAGCATGGTAGGATCATTACCTAATGCTTCGTGAAGGAAGGCATGACCTGTCTCATGAGCGGTAATTTCTAATCCTACCTGGGCAGATTTATTGATACGGTTTTCATTTAGAAAAACCGTCTTTGACTCCTTATTGAAATGTCCAGCAGGAGCACGATCCAACAGGTCCAAGCCTTTACTTTCCCTGTCTTTATTAAGCATAGTCAAATATGCCTTATCTTCCATGATCAGAAATTTTGGGGCACCAATATTGGCTTCCTGTAAGGTTGCCAAAAATACCTGGGCTGACTTAGGAAGCTTCTTAAACATGGTACGCTGGTCCTCTGTCAGCTTCATTTTCATGTGGTTATCAATCGTCTGGGTTTCCCTGGCTGCGATTGACTTTCCACCTTGGGTTCTGGCTGGACCCATAGGAACGATACCACCTGCAACTAAGCCTGAACCTGCGGCAGCTCCTGAACCGTATGCATCTTCTCCAGCTAACCCTGCAAGACCACTATTTATTCCAGCAACGGTTAGACCGTTAGATAATGCATTAAACAACCCGTCTCCAATTGCAGTGCCGAAATTATCATATGCAATAGTTGCAAGCTTACGGGAAGCTGGTGAAACCTTTTCATTGGTAGCTACGCGATAAAGGAACCTTTTGCTCGAACCTGGAGCGGCAAAGTTCTTTAACAGTTCTCCACCTTCTCGCCCGATCTTTTTGGCCATTATGCCAACACCCTCTGCAATTCCTAATTCAAGGAAACCTGGAATACCACCAGCAGCACCAGCTACCTGGCCACCAAATGCAGCAGCACCTGGTACACCTTCACTAACTCCTTTGAGTTTACCCGCTAAGGATGCAACAGCACGGCGAGGGGCTGACGCAACCTTTTCGGTTGCGGCCCCTACTGCCCCGATACCCTTGAGGGTATATCCTGCACCGCCAGCAAGACCCTTAAATCCTTTTCGCAATCCATATGCAGTTGCCTTAGAAGCCAGCTCTGTTGGATAGGCTCCAACTTTTCCTGCTATATCAATTCCTTTTCCTAATTTCTGTAATCCTTTGTCAGCCGTCTTGGCTACCTTTGCCACATTGACCAAGCCTCTGGACCTGGCAGCAGTAGCCCCTGCCGTTGCTGACTTTTGGGCAGCAACTATTGGGGCACGGGCGGCAAGTGAACCAAGTTTTGCCACTGGAAATATTAAAAATGGGTCTACGAAATTGGCTCCAAAATCTGTGATTTTTTTATACTCCACCTCATCGGATGCGAGCATGGCTGGCTGTACTTTGTATTGTAATCAAAATTCTCACGGTACCTTTTGTATTCTCGCTCAATCTCCTCTTCTTCAGAGTAGTTGCCGATTTTATCCATGGCAGCCTCCCCCAAGGTTTTAGCGAATCGTCCAAAGTCTTTACGGCCCTACATAGAAAATATCCCCTAGGGTTTCTATCTCGATACCCTTGTCGAATAATTCACCCACTGCATCGTAGCCCTGTCCTGCTAAAATTCCTACACCATCAACTACACCTTTACCAAAGATTGCAGCCTGCTCACTAAGGGCCATGGCTTTATCAGTATTTCGCTTTTGGACAAATTCATCCATGGTCATAGGAAGCATAGATAGCTCATTATTGAGCTGCTGGATCTGTGCCCTTACATCTGCTGAAGTAGGTCCAGCAATTCCCAGATCTGCACGGAGTGCATTGATCTGTGCCTGTACTTCTCTACTGGTTGGCATTGATATTACCTAAGTCAGGTACATTTGGATTATTGAAATACTGTCCCATACCGCTCCTTTGCTGTTGGAGCTTCTTCAATCTTTCCAGCTCGGCTAACTCTTCGGCTGATGCTTCAGCCTCATCTGAGCCTTCCATGTCACTTTCGATACTACCTATTGAGATTGGTCTATAGTTGTATCCCTTGAGAGTGCCATTTCGTTGGAAATAATCTCGCTGGTTCAGTTTTTCATCCATCGCCTTTTGGATGGATTCCATCAATCGGCCTACCCTCTTTTTATTCTCCTTCTCATCAAGTTTAGGATTGTAAGCACGGCTGATTAACCTCTCTCCCTCTTTCTCTGTAAACTGTGCCCCTAGAACCAATCGCAGGTTCCTTTGGACCACTTCTTCTACAGCTTCGCGAACTTCAGCAGCCTTAGGATTTACCCTGTCTGCAAATGCGTTAGGCAGTAGGCTTACGATGGGTCCAGTAAGTGTATCAGATTCACCTAGAGCTTCATTGGCATCTTTGAGTTGAGCCAGACCTTTTCGAACATCGGCCTCGTTAAACTCCATGATGCTTGTAGCAAATTCTTTATCTATTGTCTGTTCACCAGGCGTAAGTTGAATACCTCTTGATTGGGTTGCTTGTTGAGCTGCTACCCTTGGATCAATTCCTTTTGCGAGTTGTTGAGTAAGGAAAGGATTATTCTCTACCATGGCAACCTTACCAGCCTCCCTTGCATATGCTTGAGGATCTGTAATCGTACCGAGTGGTGGAACGGCTCCTGTGTTTGTTCCTAATTTGTAACCAGAAGCTAACTGTTCAGCCTCACGCACTTTTTTCAGACGGGCAAATTCATCCTCTTGCCTTTGATTTGCATCCATCGTCATTTGATTCTGTGCAAACATCATCGCTTGATTAACAAGCGATGGATCCTTTGAAATGTCTTTAGCTGCTGCCTTTGCCTCATCACGGTTCTGTATACCAAAAGACTGAAATATCGGGCTGGTAGGATTTTGATCGTACATCCGAACAAACATGTTTTCGGCTGCTACCTCCTGATCTTTCTTCTGCTTATTCTCCCTGAATTTTACAATGGATGAACCAATGGTTTGTCCAAGATTCTGAAACATCCGACCTTGGACAGCTCCAGCCTGTGCAATCAAATTTGCTGCATTGGCTGTAGAGCCTAATGCACTTCCGTAATTACCTGAAAAGAATGGTTTTCTAGCCATGATTATACCTTTCTATGAAAAGAGTCCCGCATTACCTAGTAAGCCTCCACCTAAGGCTCCAAGACCACCAAAGATTCCAGCAGATCTGTTCGCATCTGCTGCAAGTTGTGCACCATACATATTTGCCTGATTAGCCGCCATATTGGATATGTATCCCAAGCCTGCTTCAGGGTTTAAGTATTGCGGTGCACTCTGTAGTCCATACCCCGCCTGACCAAACACTGATTGCCCCTGTTGTAGTGCATTACCTCCACCTCGGCCTAGTAATGCCTGAAATGGATCGAGCATAAACTGATCTTCCATCTGTGCCAGGTTACCAAGTGCATTGATGTAACTAATTAATCCCTGTTGCCTGAGTTGCTCATTTAATCTCTGAGCATCCATCGTGGCACCCACGCCAAACTGATTAGCTTGTTGCAACTGTGCCTGGTTTGCCAAGCCTGTTCGTTGAGCTGAATCTGCTCCGAATGCATTCGCCTGTTGATCCATTTGTGCCTGGGCAAGGTCTGACTTTTGTTGTAACCCAGCTTGCTGGGATTCTTGCCCCATACCTGCTGTAACACCAAATTGACTGGCTTGGTTTGTAGCTGCCTGATTAGCCAACTGAGCTTGCATATCTTGACCTGCTGAGAATTGACGAGCCTGATTGGTTGCTCCTTGGTTTGCGAGTTGAGCCTGTAAACCTCTACCTAAATCTTGATTTTGGATATTTGCCTCCTGACCTAACACTCCTTGAGCAAAAGCTCGATTTTGCATAAGTCTGTTACGGTCCCCTTCAATTACTGCCTGAGATTCCTGTACCGTTGCAGATGGGTCAAAAATTCTACCTGTTGCGGTTTGCCTGGCCCTGGAAGCCTGTTCAATGGAACTTCTCTCACGATCAGTCAAACCTTGATCAAGGGCTGACTCGGCTTGAGACATGAGTTTGGCTCGAAGTGGATCCGCACCAATCTCTCCACCTTGTACATTAGCCAAAGCATCAAACCCCCGTCCAGATATATTTGCCGATGGATCATAAGATGTTCGGGCTTTTAGTTCAATTGGGTCGGCCACTTGTGCGGCATTCATCGTGGCTGCTTGAGCTTCTCCGCCAAAGGTACTACCTGAAGGTTCTTTAATGACCCCGCCACTTTGCGTAAGATTATCTTTTTGTTCCTCAAGTAAATCTCTCGCTCCTTGTAGTCCTTCAGTTGCGGCGGGTTTGTAATCTGCCATTACATCTTGATAGCGTTCAGATAACCGCTCAACATCCGCCAGGTCAGCCTCGCGTTGAC